CAACCCTTACCAGGACGTGTTGGACGATAATGTTGCTACAGGTACGGCGAGCGGCGCCGACGAGAACGATAAAAAATACCGCCCGGTCCCCTTTGTTCCTACCGACCCGTACGACCCCAAGGCCTACTTAGCTAACATCATGTTGAAGGAGGACGGAAACCAGCTGGTTATGATGACCGAAGAAGGCGAGTATTTCGATCGAGACACAATTGTCGAATGCAAATATGTGGCAGAGAATGCCGACGGCTGGAAGTGGGTGCCGATACGTGTCCGCTACGATAAGACGGCCCAATTGCGGGCTAAGAAGAACAATTTTGGTAACTCGTACAAGGTGGCGAACAGTAACTGGTACTCGATCCACCACCCTATCACAACCGAGATGATATCTACTGGAAACAACATCCCCGAAGGCACCGCCGACGAAGACGTGTATTATAACAAGTCCAACGAGGAGACGAGCACCCAGGGACTCCGCGACTTCCATAATTTGTATGTCAAAAAGAACCTCATTCAGGGGGTGGCGAACCGCGGCGACACGTTGATTGATTTCGCGGTGGGGAAGGCCGGCGATTTGAAAAAATGGATCCGGGCGAACCTGTCGTTTGTGTTTGGTGTCGATTACTCGCGGGACAATATCATCAACCAATTGGACGGGGCCTGTGCCCGCTACTTGAACGAGGCGAAGAAGGCCCAGCGCATCCCGAAGGCGCTCTTTGTTCAGGGAAACAGCGCGCTCAACATCCGTAGCGGCGAGGCACTGTCTACCGCAAAAGACAAGGTGGTGGCGCGGGCGGTGTTTGGACAGGGCGCCAAAGACATCACGGAGCTCGGCAAAGGTGTGTATAATCAGTACGGGGTGGGCGAGCTAGGTTTCAACATTGCGTCGTGTCAGTTCGCGCTCCACTATTTCTTCCAAAATTCGCAGACCTTTCATGAGTTTTTGCGTAATGTGGCCGAATGCACGAAAATTGGCGGCCATTTCATCGGCACATGTTACGACGGCGAGACCGTGTTCAAGATGTTGAAATCGCTCAAACGTGACGAGGGGATCACCATCATGAAGAATGACCGTAAGATTTATGAGATCATCAAGAAGTACGACCAAACCGGGTTTCCCGACGACGAGATGAGCTTGGGCTACCCTATCCATGTGTTCCAGGAGAGCATCAATCAGTATATTCAGGAATATTTGGTGAATTTCACGTATTTTATCCGTATCATGGAAGACTATGGGTTTGTTTTGGTAACGAAGGATGATGCGCGGCACATGGGTTTACCATGGGCAGACGGTATGTTTTCGGAATTATTCACCGAAATGGAGAACGAGATTAAACGGAACCCTAACCGCGTCGCTGATTACCGTAAGGCGATGTTCATGAGTCCGGAAGAGAAACGCATCTCGTTCGTCAACCGTTATTTCATTTTCAAAAAGGTTCGGTCGATTGATACTAAAAAAATGACACAGACTTTGTTGAAAGAGCAAACTATAATGGAGCGTAATTCGGAAGAGAATCTGAAAGAAGTTGAAAAGGCTGTTGCAATGGCGGAAACGCCGGTTATTAAAAAGAAAAGTCGTCTGGTGCTTAAGGCACCACCCACGGCACCCGCACCCCCTGCGCCTGCAATGGAGCCCGTCGAAGCACCTAGGTTTACCGGAGAAAAAATCACCCTTAAGATAAAAAAGCCGTAAACAGATATAAATGTTAACCCTGTATAATATGTAGCGATACCATTTACATATTTTACATATAATAGAATGACTTATTACCAGTTGCCGAGAACCAATTTTTTATCGCATAAATACATCGATTGTATTACCGACGAAAATAGTGCCCCTCTACCAATCGTCTCCAACTCCCTCTCGGGGTATCTCTACGAGATCAAGGAGGAACTCGATAAGCAAGAGAAGGACTGGGACATCTTTAAAAAATACACCAACCCCTACGAATATATCCACACCCAGCTTCCTAACAAGAAAAAGTGCATATCGAAATGCAAGCCCCTGTCGCGTTCCTATTTCAAAATGATCGAGATGATCCACATATTCAATCTCTATTTTGACGACGCTCCGGTATCTAGCTTTCATCTGGCCGAGGGGCCAGGTGGCTTCATCGAAGCATTCTTAGAGATACGCCAGTGTCCCGAAGACCAATATATTGGTATGACCATATTGGACGATAGAAACGATCCTAACATCCCCGCCTGGAAAAAAACCGAGAACTTTTTAAGACACAATAAAAACGTGTTTATCGAAAAGGGTGCGGACCAAACCGGAAACATACTGTCGCTGGAAAATTTCATGTATTGTAAGAAGAAATACGGCTCGACAATGGATTTTATTACGGCCGACGGAGGCTTCGACTTTTCCCTCGATTTCAACCGCCAAGAAATCAACATTACCAAGCTCCTGTTTGCCCAAATCAGTTTTGCACTGGCGATGCAAAAGAGCGGGGGCACCTTTATCCTCAAAATTTTCGATTCTTTTATGCAACACACGGTCGACCTCCTCTACATCCTCTCATCGTTCTATGAAAAGATATTTATTATCAAACCGCAGACGAGCCGCTATGCCAACTCCGAAAAATACGTGGTATGTAAGGGGTTTTTGGAACCCTTGGCGATCGAGACGTTTGACATACTCTATCGGGCATTTGAAAAGATGCTCGCCACACCAGACCCGATACACCGATTCATTAGCATCCCTATTCCGGTCAATTTCATCACGCGTTTGGAAGAATATAATGCTATTTTTGGACAACAACAAATCGAGAATATTTATTTTACCATCTCGCTCATGAAACAGAAGAATAAGCAGGACAAAATCGACAACCTGATCAAATCCAATATTCAAAAATGTGTGGCGTGGTGTACGAAATACAATGTTCCTTATTCCATTAGCGTAATCAACAACAACATCACTAATGCTAATAATACGAATAATTATGAGACGAAGCTGGCCCCGCCTCCCGGTCTACCGATCCCGCCCAATCTTTTGAACCAGCCCCTTAGTGACTTTCTGGTCGATGCGTCCAAGAGCGCTGTACCTAACACGAGTGGAACCGCACTGCTACGGAATGTATTGCGATTGTAATGTAAACAATATAAAGCGCCCCCTCGTGATAAGTTATATTATAATATGTGGCATCTCAAAAAGGACACGGTGGAACGGTGGAGCTGGGCGGTGCCGATTACCGATATTGGCTGCAAGAACACGATTGAACTCGGTAACAAACTGAAACTGACCTACCCTCTGGCCGACCTCAGCGATAATATTGTAAGACCGTTTCAAAACAAATCGGCAACGCTGCCCATCACCGATGAAAGCCGGTGGATCTTCGAGACGACGACTAAAGTGCTGTTGGACATCAATGAGAAGTTTTTTAACTACGACCTGCTTTACATCGACGAATTGCGGTTTTGTGTCTACGAAGAAGGTGACTATTACGATAAACATACGGACATGCAGTACGAGAGCACTGGTGTCAAGAAGATTAGCTTTTTAATTAATTTGAGCGACCCGGAGACGTACGAAGGCGGGGACCTACTGCTGCATTTCGACAAGGAACCCACCGTATCTAAACGCGACCTGGGATCCATGACCATTGTTCCGTCGTTTTATATGAGCGAGATCACACCGGTCACGAGCGGTACAAAATATTGCATTATGGGCTCGGTGATTGGCCCAAAGTTCAACTAACAGGGGGAACCACGGAGCAGGGAACCTACGGTTCCCTCAGGGCGCCTAAGGCGCCCAAGGGTTGAGCAGCGAAGCTGCTCTGACCCCTGCGACCCCTCCCTTAAATAGTAAAGGTTCTTGGTAACCATCTTGGAAATTATCTTAACAACCGGGTTAACATAATTAGTTTACCGTGTAAAGGAAGGGTTTAAGGGGAACAATGAGTTCCACTTACGCGCATCGAACCTGCTTTAAAGGCGGGGTAAGTAGGGTTCGGGTAGCCCACCACATCTTTGATCGTATAACCCGAATCGGTACCGTAGGCGAGCGCATTGGCAGTGTGGGGGCCATACTTGGTGCCGGTTTGTGCCGCCGCCGTCTGTATCGCATTGTATTTGGTACGGGCAATGAGCGAGCTCGCACTGACCCCACCCTGCTGCGAAAATTGGCGGTTGTTGGGTTTATAGGTGGTGCAATAACTCGGGTCCGACACCGGGTAGCGAAACTGGTTTTGATCGTAGGTATAATTGCGGCTATGTAAATACTGTTTGGCGTCGGTAAAATAGGCGGGCTTGTTCTGTTGGTTATACTTTTGACGAACCATGCCAGCGCTACGGCATCTGCGTTTAGCGTTTTCCGCGGGCGACAAGAACACTAAACATGTTCCCGGTTCTTCGCACGTATTGTTGGGTAAGATCATGTCGATGGTATTGACTAAACCATTGTGGCATGCGTCCGTCACGGTCTGAACGATGGAGCCACCTGGGCGATCAAATTCGTCGATGCTGTACGCCGAACGTTGTTTGCAGGCCGAAATGTTGGTTTCATTGCTCAACGTCGCTATCTCGCGGCGATATAATTTCAACGGATTGGCCAAAAACAAGTTATGGGTCCCGCACCCGGTGCGCCCCGGATTCTTTTTAATAGAAGACGTTATTTGATTGAATGTTCTCCCTTTCCATGGAATGACGGGTTCTAATGTATCAAAAATAGCAGAACTCATCGTATATTATTATTATATTACTGTATATATATTATCATGGTAAAAGTTTCCCAAAAAACCGCGGCACAAATTGTGATGTGGATGACTCTGATCTTCTTCAGTTTTATTATTGTTTATTCGTGGACCGGCGGTTCGTCTTGGGAGAACTTCGACTCGTCTGGTGTATCCGACAAAAATATCGATATTTATAACAACCTTAATACCCTGATCAACGGCAGCACGCTCGGAAAACCTAATTATGCGGCCAATATTAAAATTTCAGGAAATCTGTTCGGAAATAACAAGGCGTTTGTCAGTCCGACCAGTGCGGATACGATAACCGGATATGTCACGGTTCCACCCGCAGTGGCGTCGACGAGCAAAACGACCTTAACCACTCCTGCGCCTGCAGCTGCACCTGCCCATTAAATCATTTTATTTATAGTAAAATAAAATAATACTCTTTGTAAACGTATTAAATGCTATTTTGGTGTAATAGATAGCGCAGACAATATGAATTTAAGCATGGATGTACATAATTTTTCGATGGTGAATGTTCATTTTTTAGATACGAAACGTAACATGATCATGGACGGGAATTTCACCAAGGTCATTTATTCTAACCAATATTTCGTGATGAACAGTATTTACTTATTTTTTCCGATCGATTGGGCCACCATTTCCAAGGGATACGAGACTAATAAATGTTTTGTTCGATTCAACCCTTACAGTGCGAAAAACTTGGGGATTATCCAGGACATTGCCAAGATAGAAATGCGGATTCTCGACTATTTTAAAAGTTATTTTGATATTACTCTGAAGTCGAACCACCTACTCTCCAAACAGATGTATTCGGGGAACATGAAAATATTTCAAGAATATGGTACGACGCCGCGTAATGAAAATGCTTTGCCTTCGAACGATGTGCCGATATTGCCAGATCCCCAGGATCCCAAAACGTTTGTCATTAAAATATCGGGGGTATGGGAGAGCTACGATGAAATCGGGATTACCTATAAATTACTACAAGCAGCAGGGAAACATACGGTTCCCTAA